CGTGATAGACCATAATATCGCCTCAGCCAACTCCTTTATCTCTGGTTGTGCATCTTTGTGTATGCGCAGATTAAAGAAGTTCTCCCATTCAGTAGCTGTTACAATAACCTTAACATGCTGGAAAGGTTCTGTAAGACGGTTAACTATTTGTTTGTGATAACCAGCTTCTGCAAATTCATATGCTGCCTGTGTAGCTTTTTTTGCTAAGTACTTCCATAAATCTTCCCTAACCCATTGACACTGCTTTCCGTAATGTATTAAGGCATCGCATTCTTCAATTGCTTGCATTCCTGGCTGATTCTTACCCCAATGAACTGGCATGGCTGGATTGTCGTATACTTCCTCTAACATTTTCTTTACAGGAATTGCTCTGCTAGAAGAAGCGTTCCTTGAAAACATTCTATGTGTCATAAACTCTGCATGTATAAATCGAGGATACTTTAGTTGAAGAGTGTGTATAGAATTCCCTTCAGCACTTATACTAGACGTTATAACTTTAGCTTCAATAGTCATAAATCCTCCAATAAGTCCAAAATATCTGCTTTATTAAGAATTAGCCATTCTATTACAGTCTCGGTGGACAGTTCTATCTCACTAATTAACTTATGGTTTGAGTACCATTCTTTGAAGTCTAATATCTGCTGATGAGATTGTGACGTAGTTTTAGACTTAAACACACCTCCGTCAGTTGTTTCCCATGCACCAATCTGTTTAACTTCTCGACGCATTATAAACCTCCATCCTCCATTTAGCACTAGCTGTTCTAGCTCTGCGTTCTAACGTAGACATCTCTTTCCATTCCTTAAGGTCTTCAAGAGTTCTTCCACATGAAATGCAATGGCCTTTGTCTGTATCGTAACAACACTCTCTTGTACAAGGAGTTTCATTTTTTAAATTATCGTTCCACATTGGTAATGTCCATAAATTTATTGGAGGAAACCACAAGTCAGGCCAGTGCATTATGGAATCAACGACAGAAAGAAATCAATCCCCCGTATATCAGCTCTAATTTGGTTTAAATTAGATGTACTAACCGGGTTGATTAACTCTTCTATCCTCTCTGTACGTCGACGTTCCAGCGCTTTTCTAATAGGATCGGTTAGCCATTGAGCATTGTACCACGACTTTAGAAACTCCTGTCTAGCTTTCTCGTCCATGTCCATCAACATAGATGCCATAGGCCCTTTAGTTCTCTCTTTCATTATAATCCTCCAGAATCATTTCAAGATAGTGAATAGCTTTCTTAATGTCTTCAGCTCCATTCTTTCTCTGATGACGACATACATACTTAATTACATTCCCTTCTCTGTAACCCAGCTTGTTCTTAACAATAAAATCTACAGGCTGGATAGGCATGTCATAATGACTGCCTCCTACCTGCGCATCAGTAGCTGTCGACATACTCTATTATCTCACCAAGGGTTGAACCAAAAACATCTTCTAAGTGTATCTCTTTTCCTGTAGCCTCTATTACTACAGCTTGAAGATCTAAGAACTCCCTGGAGGCCATTCCCCAGGTTAAATCTAGGTATTGGTCATCCTCTATTCCCTCTGTTTTACCGTCGTTGTACTCTTCTGCTATAAAATTATATATAATAGTTCTGGTTGTCGGTTTACTCATAGTTTACTCTGTGTAAGAATTAATTTACGCTTATTTAATGGCAGTACTGTGTTACGTCCTCGGATAGGAGTTCCACAAGACTTACAGCGGTAACGCTGATATGCCATCAGTTTAGTAGTTTCTACTCCGTTCTTAATAATATGATCTGATCCACAGTTGGGACACACAGGACGGTCGTGGTCTACATACAGAGCATGATTTGGATGACTCTTAATCCAAGGAAGTAGTTTATTGTACAGTTCCTCTAGGCTGTAAACGTCCTGTATGTTGTACTCTTCCATAACCTTCCTAGCATCTTTACGCTGCTTGTCCGTGTAGTCGCCGAAGCCCATACACTTAAGCCACAACTCATGACCTTCATGGAACATCTTGTTTGTTAGTCCTAGCTCTGTTAGTACGTGGTCTAGTTTGTTAGAAACAAAGCGGAATGTTTTCTTAACCACTAACATCAAATCAACTTGGTGGTACGGATTAGGAGGCAAAAAACCTGCTTCTAAGAACTCTCTGTTGATGTGTGGCATGTCAAAGCGTTTGCCGTTGTAATGAACAACAGCGTCTGCTTCATTTAGGAGGCTGTGAAGAGAGCTTAACATCTCGTCTCGGCCATTGGTCCATTCAGATCCGAAGAAGTATGTATCAGCAGTATGCCATTTGGCGGAATAGCTGAGCATACGTGATGTATCATGCAACTGAGTAAGTCCGATGTTCTGATTCCAGATGCTCCAGACTGTTGCGAGGTTGGGAGCTAATTCAATGTCAAGCAGTAATATTCTCATAGTTATCCTATTTTCTCATTTCTTTCATTCTATAATGTGCAGCTTTTAAATAAGCCAGTTGTTCCCCTAAAGAATTCAATTGTTTGTAATGCGCTTCTATAAGAGTTATAAGTGCCCTCTGTTCACAGTCAGTTAGTTTAGAGTCTTCTATAGGCAACAGAAACGCCAAGATAGCTAGATTTTCATTCGCACTAACCATAGTGGGTATATCGTGTTTTATGATGGTTTGCATGATAGACCTCAATGGTTCCATTATGGTTAGTTGCTTTTCGCAATCCTCTCCTGATTCGTCTTCTCCTGATGACATGTTATGCATAGTTTCTGCCATCCCTTTTTGCCGACTAGCATGCGTTCAATGAAAGGTCCTATATCAGCATGACATTTTATAGAACCTGTCGGTATCTTATGATCCATGTGCAGTAATTTCTCTGGAACCCAGGATTTGCACTTAGAGCATTGATGCTCGAACTTGTGCCTACCAGGGACATTAGCAGGCTTTAGTCTACGTCCCTCTAGTTTAGCCTCCTGCATAGGCTGCCATTTCATTTGCATCTTACGGATATTACTACGTATGAAAGTGTAGTAACGAGCCGTAGTCCATTCAGGATGCTCAGGCCATGGTGGTGTCTTCTTTGGCAAGTTGGTGTGCTCCTAGTGAGTTAACAATAATACCAAAAAAATGAGGGGCCGAAACCCCTCTAAGTATTAATAGTTCTAGACCACCGGAGTCCAGACCAAACCGCTCTCTTCTACTGTAAACTCACTACCCAGTTCATAAACCGTCAACGGAGCACGTTCCGGGTAGGAGTTTAAATAAGAAGTCATCGCAGTTGTGACTGCATCTTCATCATCATAAACAGCCTGATTATTGGATGAAAAAATTACCAAATACTTCATACTACTTTCCTCTTTTAAATAGAAGGCTCCCAATGAACCCTCTCAGTACTGCGACGTTAGGTGTATGTAAGTTTGTCCGCATGTTTGTCAGCCTGTTTTGCAAGCATTCGTAACCTGCGCGCTGCCATGCGGTATGCCGCTCTCTCTGAATTGCCTTCAGCGACAAAGGCGCACCCAATAGCGCCATCCTCACTATCGACATCAACATTCACCTTTCCGGTGTCGTAATCCATGAATAACTTCAGTCTTATCTGTGGTTGTGTCATATCAACACCTAACAATTAGCTATAGTCGCTCGTTTCACGCACTCGGATGCATTATATTGGAGGTTGCCAACCAACCCCCTTCTCTCTCAACATGTATAACAGCTGTGCATTCCGTACTATTATTTCATCATCTCCTACACCAGACTCATAATACACTCTTGCACAAACTTTATACATTTCCCTCTCATCATCGCAATCTTCTAGAAGCTTCGCAGCTTTCTTAGGACCTAGACCACTAATCCCAGGTATGTCGTCACTCCTATCTCCTGTAAGTAGCTGACAGTAGAAGTTGAAATCTGCTGTCCAAGGGTCAATCTCTACCACCCCTTCTTCTGGCTTATCAGGATTGTAATAACTTCCTGCTACCTGCTTCAGGTCCTTATCAATCGATACTATTACGCCGTCATACTCAAGCTCTGTAGCTCGAATAGAACACATGTCATCGGCTTCCATGCCATCTATTACAAAAGCTCCTAGAACATTGACGTAATAATCTCTGATTGCTTGGTAATGTATAGGCTTCTCAAGGTCCTTTCTAGATGCTTTATACTCAGGGTAGATATCGTACCTAAAGTTGCCAGTTCCCGTCAGGTACAGTTCCATATCATCCCAATCAAGCTTTAGATCAGTTTGTACAGTTTTAAGCATAAGCTTGGCGCTGTGCAGAACATTTCCTAAAGGTTCAGGCTTAACTGTTGATTTAACCTCTATTTCAGCAGGATCATAACCTCCCCCTTTACACCATGTTTTAAGACGTTCACCACTAGCAAGTTCTGCTACAGGATTGCCTTGATACAAAACAATCCTTGTAGTTTTCTGACCTGCAAAGCCAGCCTTATACACAAATGGATCGAGGTCTACAAGAGCTTTCATTAGTTTAGCCCGCTATTGCCTTTGTCATTATAGTGGTAAGCATACTCTCCAACAAAATCACCATCATCATTAGTAACTCCTGCAATCTTAGCCCCTTCCCAGGGCTTGCCTACTAACAAGAATTCATAGTGATACTTGGCTGCTAGAATGCTGGGCATGTCTCCTGCACGTGCTTCGATACAACCATTCTCTTTGTTCAACAGCCCATAGTTCTGCGACGGATTAAGCTTCTGCTCATTCTTTAGAATGATCAATTTGTAATTACTCATAAACTACTACCTCTTTTTTTACAGGAAATACTTCCTTACAGGAAATTTCATCATCCTCGTATTCATAAGGACGCTCGTCCTGGACCTCAGTAGCACCTACTTGGTAGGTAGTTTCATAAAACTTACTTTCATGTTCGAACACAGCTCTATATATAACATCCCACCTCCTTCTGCCCCAAATTTCATGTACTACATAACTGTCCTCATCCCAAGTAAGATCTACTAAAAACCCCTTAGAGAAAAATCTACTCGTCATCTTCTTCGCCATACAGCACCACGTCTACAGGATCTCCTTTACGCAAGTCCATGGCCTGATTATAGAAAATTTCTGTGTACTTGATTACAAACTTTTCAATAGCTTCTAGTCCGTCAGCCTCTTTAGCTGGAAGCTTAACCGTTCCTGCTGCATGAGAGATGTTGAACATTTGCATAGCTGCATTTCGTGCTGACTGAAAGGCAATGACAGGTTGATTATCAACCCAGTTTCCTTTACCTCCAGATCCGCCACCAGAGGCAGCAGGAGCAGTCTCTCCTGCTACAACCTTTACGATCTTTCCTTCATCGTCCAGTTCTACGGTTACAGTTGATTTCCACTCTGCGTCTGCCAGAACAGCCCTATTACCATTCATCCAATCCCCACCATCAATCTTGATGCCGGTTCCTGCTTTTGAACGGGAAGTAACTTTACCTGTGATTGTTTTGCTCATATCAACCTCTTTATTACATGTTAGACATAATATTTTGTGTTTAAATCTCCAGTCCCATTTAGGGCTGGATAACATTGCATAACTATTTCCACAACAAACAGCAGTGTGTAGTCTCGTAGCTCCTCCTAATTATTAAACTATCAATTGATGTAATGCTGCTGTACCAAATACTCCTAACATTATAAAAAATTGACTATCAATATCGTTTTTTTGTACCAACTTAGCCACTATAGAAGTTGATGTAGTTATACTACCTGCTATTCCTATCAATGTTATAATACTACTTATCATGCTGCCTCTTGTATTGTTGGTGGTTCTATTGAATGCTCGTAAACATCAGATGTTTTAGAGTTCCAGTGAGAACCTATCTTAAGTTCTGCGCCTAGCGGTACAGTGAATTGATCGTCATAAACCTTATCAAGATAGTAATAAACATAGTCTGTGAACGCTTCAAATGAAATATCTTTTATTACATCTATCTCCTCCGGACATACCTCCATAATACCTGAGTCATGAATTGTGTTAACCAAAAACGATTGCAAGTTTCTAGCTTTCATCTCATGCCATAGCTTGGTTATAGCAATTGGAATGATATCAGCCGTTGCGTAGCTCTGTACAGGATAGTTACAAATACTAGGTGTATTGGTAACATACCCTGTCTTAGTCATCTTAGTAGCAGGCCAGTAGAACGTCAAACCTGATGGAATAGTTAATTCTTTTTCTACTAGTACAGTGTCTATCCAAGATTGTTGAGCTGCTGCAATTCCTTCATAACGCTTTTTGAAAGCTTCGTAATACGCTTGCTCAGCTTCCGTACCGCTGCTGCCTCCAAACAAAGGTTTAAAAGTGTGTCCTTTTGCAGTTTGCCTATCTGTCGGCTGCCCTGCAGCGGTGATGGTTTCAGCAGTGAATGTATGTACGTCAAATCCTGTTCGTATTGCCTCAGTTGCGGTGACATCCCTTCCAAGGTGAGCAGCAACTCTGAACTCAAGCTGAGAGCCGTCGATTTCTCCAATTTTCCATCCATCTTTTCTAGCTCTAAAAAGACTCTTAAACTCTCTGGGCATGTTTTGGAATTGAACTGAATGAGACTTGCCCGAGTATTCGAATGCCACGGTCCTTCCGCTTGCCGAAAGCCTTTGGGTTGCTGTGACTGTTTGGTTGAATTGTCCATAGAATATTCTACCTCTCTCTTTAACTACTCCGTAGAAGAACGCAAGGTTTTTTGTAATTGCTGCATTAACTTTTCCGAATCTCTGTCGAAGATTAAGGAACGTGCGTTGTCGCTTATTACGCGGTTTAAGGCTACTAAGAGTTGCGGTATCCGTTCTTGGCTTATCCTTGGATGTTCTAAGGGGCTTACCTCTCCTGTCCTTAAGCTCACTAAAACCAAGTCCGTCAGATCCGTATAAGAACTCTCCGAGTTGTTTAGTGGACCGCATATTGATTCCACCTGTAAGTTCTTCAAGTTCCCCCACACTGTTGTTAAGTCTGTTTTGAAACTCTCTGTAAGTCTTTTCAACTTTTTCTCCATCTAGGCACATGCCGTTAAATTCAATGTCTGCTAATACAGGTGTGAATATGCACCTGGTGAATAAGGTTTTGAGCTGATCTCTTTCTTTAAGTTCTTCTCGTTGAGCTAGAAACACACTTTCTGTTTGTCTAACATCCTTTGCACATCTATCCTCTAACCAATGGACGGGCAGTAGTTCTGTAGCAACTCCTGCCTTCATACATATGTCAATGAATGGGTCTTTTATTCCAAAACCTCTCTTCTTAGCAACCTTACCAAGGGCTAAATCAACTAGGTTAGATGTGTTGGACATCAGAACATACTCAGCTATCTGTGTGTCAAACACCAGCACCTGTGACAAATCTAGTCCACATCGTTTGAGCCATTGTAATTCAAACTTTGCATTATGTGCCACAACGAAATCAACGTCTTGTATATCTTCGATAAGATTCCGAAGTTCGTACTCATTTGTTCGATGAATATTGCGCGCCTTTCCTCTTTTTCTCCAGACAGCGAGTAAAATAGAGTTAGTTCTATTGAGAGCCGAGCCTTTGTCATGGTTGGTAGTCTCGAAGTCTAATGTTAAGTAGTTATCTGACAGAAAGATGTTAGGATCAGGACTTGTTATAAAGTTCGGTAACGTCACGCTTAACCTCCGACATGTCATTCTCCAATGAGTTAAGTCTTCCTATTATCTCAGCCAACAGTCGTTTAAGTTCAAGCGGGTTTACGTTTGCCCAGTTTGGTACAGCATCTTTCTCAGTTCTCATTTATATATCCTCTATTCTCGACAATGATGGATTTATCTTAACTGGAATTGATATACCATCATCTGTGAACTTAGACTTACAGAAGGTAAGCATTCTACGCTTCTGTGCTTTGAAGTTATCATCACACCCTATTCCTATAATCAAATCCGCTGCAGCTTGTATAGCTGTGTTAGAGAAATCAATGTCTCCCATTTCCAGTACTAACTTACCCTCAGCTGAGTCTCCTGCTTGGGTAATGCTAATCATTACAGCACCTGTCTCCTTGCCTATATTACGCAGTCCCTGTGCAACTTGGTCTAGTTTCTCCACCTTTGACAGGTTTTTAGAGGTTGACAGGTTACGCAATTGATCCACAATTACAATATCTGGCTGGTGCTTCAAAGCTAAGCGTCTGACGTCTGATACAGATCCTGGAGACATAGGAGCAAATATCAGATTGCTATACCCTTCTGCGTCCGCTCTATCTCTAGCCTCCTGCATGTCTGCTAGTATCTCTATCCTAGTCATACCTGCTAGGTTGTTTACAACCCTGGAAACCATGACGCTTTGCGGGTCTTCATTACCTACGTACAAAACTGTCAAACTGTTTTTAACACTGTTAGCTGCCAGATTAATACCAAATAAAGACTTAGCACTGTTAGGCCGACCAAACACTACTATGTGAGAGCCTTTAGGCACTCCTCCTTCTAAGGCGTCATTAACTGACTTGGGATACACTTTCATCAGGTTTTCTGGTTTAAGATCTTCGAAGATTTTCTCGAAATCCTCATTAATCAAAACTTCTGATGCTGTCGCCTCAGTAAATGATTCCTCTCGTTTCTCAACTAAGTATTGATACTCTTCTAGTAGTAGATTGGTTTCTTTAGAAGGAACACCAGAAGACATCATATTACTAATACGTCTTGCCATAGATTCAATACGTAAATCTACATACTCACTCATCACATTAGGAATACTAACTGGAACTATGTTTTCCATAGCAGATAGTAGCATATCCTTATGATTTGGATATTTACGGGTAAGTTTTTGGGTTAGCACCTCTCTGTCTACATGACTAGCGTCTGGATCTTTGTTGTAATATGAAACAATCTGTTTCAGGATAATCTGCGCAAGGTCGGTAAAATCATCCTCTGACAAAGTGTCCTTAATGTTGTCATACGATTGTCTGTCGTCAATTAGTACAGCTAAGATTTCACTTTCCATTTACCGCTTGCCTACTACCTCATTATCATCCTCAATTAACCCACCTAAAACTTCGTTGACTAGTTTTACAATAAAATCAATCCGTTGTTTGTCATTCATATCGTCTAGCAAAGTGTCTACCAATTCATAATCATCTTCTGTATCAAAATCCCATCTAATCTCATTTATCACTCCCTGTAGTCTTTCAAGCTCATTTAGAACTTCCCAAAATTCGTCAGGAACGTAATCATCCATAGCAGAAGTCATGCCCACACCTTTAAATGATTTCAAATAATTTATTCTATCTCTATTCATTTCAAATCTCCAAATACTTCAGCTAATTCTTCTTCAGACATATCTTTAGGATCCAATCCTGATTCCCAACGTAATCCTTCGATACGCTTGAACATTAGTCCATACTTAGATTCAATGCCTGAGTATTTATTCCAAGCATTGCTATCAAATGCCAGATACAAAACCCTGATGCCGTGCTTTGCTAGGTAGGTAGCTACCTCAGGTGACATGTGTGTTCCTAGAATAGCAACTGAATCATGATAGACCTTAAGCTTTTCTGCACTCACCCAGTCTTCTACTACCACAACGCTATCAAGCGGAGTAGATGGGAAATGAATAAAAGGATTAGAATCGTCACTAATGTAGTTGAGAGTTTTAGGTCCATTACCATTCCATCCTAATTCTGCGTATCCTCGTGCTACATAGCCTAGAGGTGCCAAACTAATATCCCGTATTGGAAACAACACACGTCCTGTATAAGCATTCCACTTCAATGTAGCATTTAGTTTAAATTTGTTCTTGAAGAAATCTCCTTCTAGCCTAGTTGTTGGGTAGGTGTAGGGATTTAAAGTAGGTTTGTTTATTTTAGGACCCTCAGTTAGAGTTCCAGAACGTCTATCTATTGTGCCCTTAAATCCACATGTAGCCCTAAAGCAAATGAATTTGAAATGAGAATGAGTCGCAGCTATTGAGAATGCCTTATCCCTACCACGTCCTCCTTTGCACTTAGGGCACACCAAACCATTCTTCTCAGTACCTGCTATCATATTGAGGCCCAGCAGTTTGACACTTTCTAGTAGCTTGTTCATTCCTGATCTCCGCATATCCAACTGCCTATATTAATTTCACAGTACTCTTGTATTTGATTACCATCATCATCCCAAGAACTCGGAACCACTAGATTCATGTGAACATCCTCACCGCACTCTGGACAGCCATCGTAATAATCACTACATTCCAAGTCAATTCCTCTTCCAATACTTGCCAGTAATGCCTGCAGCCCTGTTAAAAATTCCTCTTCAATCTGTTTTGGCGTCTTAATCATCGTATTTTAAGCTTAACTGCTCCTCCCTATGCCTACGTAGTGCCTCAGGCTGCTTCCCTCGTTTTTGCTGGCGATTCGTTGTCGAAATGGGACGTACAGGCCAAAGTTTGCAGGATGTTACGGTACAATTCTCTACCTGCTGCCGCCAAGTGCCCGGCTCAGCATCGTCGTACGTGCATTCTTTGCAGTTATCATTGATTGCTTTACGTAAACTAATTCCCACCACACACCTCATTCGCAATTTCAACAGCATTTTTTAAACTATGTCCTGCTGTACTACGAGCGCGACCTTCAGAATCAATCCACTCCATAATAAATTCCTTCCAGGAACCACAGTTCACTACTTCTCTAAAACCTGTTAAATGCTCTTGACACCAAACTAAAACCTCTGTATCAGTCATCACCTCACTCCGTTTAACTAAAATGTTACCTGACTCTATCTTTCATGCTCCATACAACCAGTTAAGTTGACGTAGTTCACTCACCCTACTAAGCTTCTGTTCATTGTTGCTCATCCTACGTACTACTTCAGACTGTGACATATCCAACAGCTCACTAAGTTCTCTAGTTGTCCTCTCAGGACCTAGCATACCTGCGTGCTCTAGCACCATCCTAGCATCATCTGTGCTGTACGAATGACTGTATGTCAGCCTAATTAGCGTGTGATGCAGATTTAGGTAGTCTTCTTCGGGACTCCACTCCAGTGCATGTTCCATAACCTCGTCCCAGGCTGTCCCTTCGTCCGTATCAGACTCTTGATCAGGGTATAGCATGTCAGGGTATTGACCTCCGGTAAGTCCAGTTAGATCACGATTCAGCGTGTTGCGTAGCACACCAAACATATTTTGCCACGTGAAGGACAAGAAAGAGGCTTGAGCCTCATCCCAATCTTTTGCCCTTTCCAGGGCATAGGTCAGGCATTCCTGTACCAAATCTTCTCGGCTGTAGCCTGGGGCGTTAGCCAGGAAGGCCCGACTTTCGTCTGCCAAGGTACCGTCTACGATGGTATTTGCCAGGGCTAACCAGTCTTCGACTGGGGAGTCAGGGAATAATTCCAACATCTTGTTTGTCTCCTAGAAGACCCTTAGGTCTTCTTGTCGTCTTTTCTTTTTACGAAGTTTTTCTTTTAACTGTTAAGCAATAACCTTGATGGTTATTGCTAATAGTTATTAATAACAATTAACAGTTTGTATTGATAACCCCCCTTACCCCCCTAGAAAAAACAAAAACCCCTACTAGAGTAATAACAGAAAAAGAGGGTCTTGAGTCAGAAAAAGCATTTGAAATTTCAATACCCATTATTGGTTTTCTTTAAGGGGCTGAAAATACTGCGTTTTCATCGTCAGATTTTAAAGCACGAATCCATCTACTCCGTAGCACAGTGTGAGATTCTTGGCTGCTCCAGGAGTTCTGTTCTTCATTGTCCACCCACACAAGAGATTTCTCCATATAATTACTATTGGCTTCAGAAATGGCTTGTATTAAATTCAGGTTTATGATCACAGGTCCTAATGATCCTTGAAATTCAAATAACTTCATTCGTAATATCCTCAATTTCAACATTTACGTTATTAACGAAAGCCGTGAGTTCATAACAACTTCCATCCTCAGCAATGAATTCAAAAGTTACCCAGTTAGTAGACTCAGGCTTCAGTCTGGTGTCTTCAGATTGACGGATTAATTTTATTTCTTTTACGTTGTGTACACTGGAATTCACTGATATTGGATATCTCATTTTAGCGTTGCTCCACTACTTCATAATCGGATGTTACATCAATAAATCTACATTCTCCTGCGATTGTTAGGTACCTTCCTGTGGATAAGTCTACAAGGTTTTTATATTCGGTTCTTAAATAAAGACTACTTTTACCAGACAATCTATATAAATTTCCTATTTGTAAATCTTCTGCGAAAACTATTTTAGCCGTTATTGGTGTTACTTTCATTTTATCTTCTCCTGTGCTGCTACTATACGTTCAATTTTACGTAGGTCTTTACTTTCCAGACGCATCATTGAGTTAACCCATACACGGGATATATATTGTAATTCATTTAAGTCTGCATTGTGGTATTTACGTCTAATTACACGCATTGCGTCGGTATTTACATACTTCTTTTGTTTTGCCTTTACAAACTTCTCTGCACTATTTATACCTTCACAATCAGGAGCTAGTATATCAATTACACCCAATTGCTTAAGCTCACTAGCTGTGTATATATTTCCGCTATCACACATATGCTCAGCTAGTTTATATCCAACTTTATTTGCGAGAAATGTCATGGCTCCCATACCAGGGAACGCATTAAAGTTAACTTCTGGTAATCCGAAGGTTGCCTGTTCTTCTGCGATTATATAATCACACGCTAAGACTCCCTCGAAGCCTCCTCCGAAGCATTGACCTTCGACCAATGCGATTGTAGTTGTTGGGGTATACCATCCATTATGTAGACGGTGGAGAGTGGATATGCAATGCTGCGCGTAGGATGAT